GACCACGAGCATAATGCTCGATTTCCATGAGCCAAACTGGCTCCGATTTCGTACTTGTTCGTACAATTGTCAAAATAGGTTGATAAAATAATGAGAGAAAAATAAATAAAAGATGTTGGTTATTATCTTAATTTTCAGAATTGAGCTGTGACATCAACCCGTCCTGGAGTGACGGGATTAGAGACGCACTCTCTCATCTACGTTATATCTACTGAATCAGTATCCTAATTGACGAGTTCAGGAGGTGTTATAATATCTCAAAGAGTTTCAAGATTCTACTTAGTAGTGAGCCATAAGGCATAATTATTAGGGTCAGTAGGAGCGGTCGTCCAAGCAAAGTCTTTAAGACATTGCTAGTACATGAATTTGTTCTACGCATCATCCTGATATGTGCGTACATTAGCATCTTTGAGAAATGGTTCTGCAAGTGTCATGGCTGAAGATACAAATCCTCCAGCCGGCAGTAAATATGGTGCAAGGAATTTGGCTGCCTAATAGCCTCCTTTTGCACCCATTTTAAGCATAGGCATGAGTTTCTTCCACAACCCATCTCCACTAGGGTCTTTTCAAGATATTTCAGTGAAAGAAGGTATTAATCCCGCAGGAAGTATTGATGGTGCGTTGGGTTGAGCAAATTTCTCACCGGTAAATTCTTGATTGGACTATGATGTTAGGGAATAAGCAAATATGTTAGATGCATCAGTCCAAAACACGTAGTTCAGTTTGAAAGACAAAGCTAACTAAAAGCCTAAATTGATATCATTCTGAATGGAGCGTGCAGGAGTCGAGAATATGCAGTATGCAATTGTTTCAGTGGCGAATTTGCTGGTTGATGACGAATCATCGTATATCATAGCGTCGTTGTTAATGGCGACATTTAAGTTCACGGTCTCATGGGTATTGTGCACTCTACCTAATCGTATGAGCTATTGAATGGTGAGGCCGCTTGAAAGCTATTTATATTGTACGTGGCCTATGATGGTCTGACCACTGACTGTTGCTTCCGGCATCTTGGGGCAGAGCTCCATACTTGCTGACCACACGTAACCACCATCGGCATAAGATATAAAATCTCCGCCGTAGGTTGTTGCATACGATTCTGAGGCCGCTAAAATCGTTGCTGTGGAATAAGAGAAGCCATCCGTTGCCGCACTATTGATGTATAGTCCAGATAATCATGAAGCATTGTGTGCTACAATAGTAGGAGCGTAAAAGACTACGGTGTATGATGCAGCAGACATTTGTCTAATTTGATGCTAGTGCATTATTCTAGTGGCTACGTTGACGGGATGTCCGTTTACTACGTAGTGTGAATTAATTCATCCAGGGAAAAGCTTGGCCAAGTTGAATTCATCAACTTGAGCCAGCCTTGAATCCCTAGTATATCCGTATTGGCTTTCTGCAGCGTCAACGTAGCTCTTAAAACCTACTCCATTAGAATCAACCGCTTTGCCTGATAGGTCTTCGGGTTTAATCTGTTTGAAATACGCTGTTCGCTTTTTGTTATTCTACAATCGTTTAATGACTTTTTCTTGTTTTTGTAGGCGTCATTCGTCCTTCTTCAACTTTT